GACCTCAGGACCGTTCTTATCCACCGAAGCACCTCAAACAAAATAAGGCCATTAGTGTTTAGCAAATACGACCGCGCCGCGAGGTGGGTGGCTCGCATCGGTTACATAACAACAATCTGACCGTGACTAGTCCGATTATAGATGCTGGAACGAAAACCTTTACACCCGTAACCGGCGCTACTGTCACGATCCCGCAAAACAGCGGAACGGTGGTTATTAATCCTACTGCAACATTGGGTTCGTTGACGATCGTTTTTCCGGCAACTCCAACGGCAAATGTGGCGAGCACGCTGCCGCTAAAGTTGATCTTTACGCAATCTATTGGGGCGGTGACATTCACGGCGGGCGCCGGTACTTCGCTGGGCGGAGTTGCTTTGCCCTCCGCTCTGTCCGGTGCAAATGTTATGCACTTCACCTTTATTAAATCACTCGGCTGTTGGTTCTACGGCTAAAACGCGGGAGGTAGTTACCCGGCCATTAGCAGAAGTATCTACCCGTGGAACCTTTACGCCGACGATATTTAAGTAGTGAATGGTCGGTGATTAAAGCTACCGACAATTACCTGGTCGAGAAGATTAGCTTCGCAGTCGAAGAGACGCATGTTTTCAGTTCTTGCGGTTCAGCTTTTAAAACGTACTTTTCATAACCAACATCTCGTGAGGCGACATGTTTGAGACGATTTGTGACACGGTGCCAATGGATGGCGGCTTTCCTTCGCGGGTGCGGCGCTTGGACATACTGAAGCGGGTTCTCAATGGAACCATTTATGATGGTTTGCCCTATCAGTTTCATGAGGAACGGAACGGTGCGGGAGAATATGTGCCTTTGCGGATGCGTAAGCCATCAGTTCGGTATGGCTTGTGCAGAATTGTAGTTGAGGATGCCGTTGCGTTGCTGTTTAGCGCTGCGCATTTTCCAACGGTTGATTGCGCCGACGGCGACATAATGCGGGTTTTGAGCGACGTTATGTGTGAGACAAGACTGAATGAGGTGATGATCGACGCGGCGATACGAGGTTCTGTTGGCTCAGTCGCTTTGTTGATGCGAGTTTTACGCGGGAGAGTTTTCTGTTCGGTATTGGAAAGCGTGTATCTGACGCCGGTATGGGATGCGCTTGCTCCGGATACGTTGAGTAGTGTCACAGAGAAGTATAAAGTGAGCGGTGCTGACTTGTTGACGCAGGGTTATAGTAGAGTTGTTGCTGGAACGCTCTATTGGTTTCAACGGATATGGGATGCAAATACCGAAACCTGGTATTTGCCGTGGGCAGAAAATGACCCATTGGCATTGCCAATTGTTGATAAGGAACACTCTGTTCAACACGGACTAGGTTTTGTGCCGGTTGTTTGGATACGTAATTTACCGGGCGGCGATGGTGTTGACGGAACCTGTACATTTCGTACCGCTATCGAATCTAATATCGAGATTGACTATCAACTTAGCCAGGCGGGGCGTGGGCTGAAATATAGTTCTGATCCGACATTGCTGATCAAGGAGCCGGCCTCTGCTGATATAGAAATTGTGAAAGGTGCCGGCAACGCTTTGATCGTTTCTGAAAAAGGTGATGCAAAGTTGTTGGAGATTGGTGGAACGGCATGCGGGGCGGTGATCGACTATGTTCGTACGCTGCGGGAATTCGCATTGGAGACGCTGCATGGAAACCGCTCGAGCGCTGACAGGCTAACGGCCGCTCAGTCTGGCCGCGCGCTCGAGCTAATGAACCAGGGACTGATTTGGCTGGCAGACAATTTGCGCATCTCATATGGAGATTGTGGTGTACTTGAGCTTTTAAAAATGGTGGTTCGGGCATCGCAGACGTTTCCTTTGATCGTCATGGGAGAAATCATCGCGCCGATGGATCCGACGCAGCGACTGACATTGCGTTGGCCACGCTGGTATCCCTTATCCGCAGATGACCGATTAAAGGAAGCGCAGGCGATTGCTACACTGACGAACGCAGGTCAGTTATCCCACAAGACAGCAGTAAAAAATATAGCGGCTAGCCATAGCATTGCCAACGTAGAAGACGAGATGGATTCGATTGAACAGGATACGCCATGACGGAAGAACTCGTAGCCATTACGGAAAATTGGCAGGTAAGGGCTGAGATCGCTGAGGCTGCATTGCTGAATCTCCAGGCTAAAAGCGAGGCACGGTTGATACGGTCCGAGCTTAAGGCCGAAGCTGTTCGGGCCGGTATGGTGGATTTGGATGGGCTTAAGCTACTAGATGCAACCGAAGTCTGGCTTAACGATAAGGGTGAAGTTGCGGATGCTGCTGCTATTCTTGCCAAGTTAAAACGCGCCAAGCCATGGCTTTTTGGCAATATCACCTCATCTTCCGCCAGCGCAAATCCACCGCGGCCGGAACCACCTCGTATCCGTCATGCCAATGAACTTAGCCATGAAGAATGGCAGGCCGCCCGCGCGGCACTTTTGCGGCGCAGATAGCTTCAACTCAATAACAGAAGGAATATTAGATGATGGGCATTCAAAATTTCCCAGCTGTTTTGCAGCCAATTATTCAACAGGGATTTCTTGAACGCGAGTTTGAAATGGCCCTTACCTCGCGCCTCGGCTACCGATTGATCGCGGATCGTGAAGAGTTCTCGGTGGGTATTGGTGAGACACTGACTAAAACGCGGGCTGGCTTGAAGCCGAGCATTACGACACCGCTGGCAGCCGCAAGCAATACAAGTCTGGATAACGGCCTAACTTCAACCAACTGGGGCGTTGAGCAGTATACGATTTCACTGAACTTTTATGCAGCGACGCAAGATTTGAACATGGTTACGAGCCGAGTCGGAATTGCCAGTCAGTTTTTACTCAACGCAGCAACCAACGGAGAGCAGGCTGCGCGCAGTCCTGATGAATTGGCCCGTAATGCACTTTTTGCACCGTATTTTGGTGGCAATACCCGGGTGATTACGACTTTGGATTCCGCTGCAAATAGCATCGAAGTGGACGATGTGCGCGGGTTTCTGACGGCGTTTTCAAATGGTGTTCAGCAGACGGTTTCTGTAACCTACCCCCTGACGGTTACGGTTGGTTCGGATGTGTATACCGTGATTGGTGTGACGCCGGATACCACCAACGTTTCAACGGCACCGGCAGGTATTTCCGGGATGTTGTTGTTTTCCGTAAACGTAACGGTAGCCGATGCGACGGCTGGTAATGCGGTTAAGGCGGCGACGGCAAGTTCCATAGTGCGCCCCGCTTCACGCCTGACCACTGCGGCGCTGCAGGCAACCGACACGCTTACTATGAGTAATTTGCTGGATGCGGTGGCGCTGTTACGTCGGAATGCTGTGCCATTGGTTGACGGTGTTTATAACTGCTATCTGGACCCCATTTCCGCCAGGCAGTTATTTGCGGATTCTGATTTCAAACAGTTGTTCCAGGGTGCAACGGCTTCCAACGCGGTGTTCCGCCAGGGCATGGTGAGTGACTTTCTTGGGCTGCGTTTCATTACCACAACTGAAGCCTATGTGCAGAGCCATCCGAGTATTGCTGGGCTTTATGTGCGCCGGCCGATTGTATGCGGGCAGGGTGCTTTGATCGAGGGCGACTTTGCCGGCATGGCAGCTGACGACGTGGCACCGAAGGACAGCCTGGTCAGCGTGATCGACAATGTTGCCATGGTGACGCGTGAGCCGATTGACCGGCTGCAGCAGATTATCGCGCAAAGCTGGTATTGGATTGGTGGATTTTGCGCGCCATCTGATACCACGACTACGCCGACAACGGTGCCGACTGCGACCAACTCCAACTACAAGCGCGCCGTAATGATCGAGCATATTGGTTAGGAAATACGAATATGTCCACAGGCTCAACACAACCCCTTCGTCCCTCTGGTACGGCCAGCGTTGCTGCGTCGACGACCTCTGCTGCTATTGCTCTTACCGGCGGTGGTACTGCGGTGCTGGTGTATAACGCTTCTGGCGCCACGGCTTTCTTCCGCCTGGGCGCAGCAACTGGCTTGACGGCACTCACCTCCGATACGCCAGTGCCAGCGGGTACACGTATGCTGGTCGATGGAGGTCCGTTCGTGAGTTATGCCGCTGCCATTCTCACTTCCGGTGCAGGCACCGTGTACTTCACCCAGGGCGATGGAGATACATACTAATATGTCGGGCAATGCGCCAGGTTCTTTCACCGATGCACAAAAAGCCGATGTCCGGCGCTTTTGTGGCTACCCAGCTTATGGAGCTGGTGCTGCCGGATTTAATTCCTGGCGGTTTTTCCAGTCTTACGGAACACTAGAGTATCGTTTGAATAATCTAGCGCCTGCTGAAGTGGCAGTTAGCACGCAATATATTTCGACACTTGCAACCTTAGAGGCGGCGATACCGCCGGTCTCGTTGAACCTTGATACAGAAGGTGCGGCAGCTTGGACACATAACGCAAATGAAATGCGGGATCGGACAGATTTATTCGATAATTGGCGGCGCCGGTTTTGCGGATTTCTTGGGGTTCCCCCTGGTCCCGCATTGAATAATTCCGGTTTGGCTTTGGTGGTTTAAGAACATGGATGGTGTGCGTCTTGCAGACCGGTTGGCCTATGGTGCGGGCTGTGCGGCGCGGCGTGTGGGTTTTTTGCATGACGCCTACCGGCCGAACGGAGCAGTCGAGCCGGTAGATTTAGTCAACAGATTTCTGCGGCTTGTCGTGGCGTTCGTTTTGCCCGGTGGCAACGTGAATTCGCCGAGCAGTTTCGGGGTACCTTTCCGGCAGGCATGGGCGGATTGGAGCTACCTGCGGGTTGGTGACTATCTCGCCGGACCGGAGGGAACAGTGTTTGTGGCCGCAATTGAGCCACCCAAACCGATGCTGGTGGTTATGACCAACGCGATATTGGCAATCTCGCGCCCGGCTGCGCCGAAATTAGTGGGCGTTAACCCCTATGGTGCAGTTTTGCCAAACACCCAGACTGTGTTGCTCTCCGGCTTCCCGGCAAGTTTGCTGGTAGGCGGGATCGGCGATCGGACCAAAGCCGGATTACCGGATGATACCAAGGTGCCGGGCTTTACAGCCTTGTTGCCGGCCATCGAGTGCGTGTATCCGCGCGTCGCGGATATTGTAACGGATGAGAGGGCCGAGCGGTTTGTTGTGACCGCAGTGGAATTAATTGGCGGCGTTTGGCGGCTCTCGATGGTTCAGGCGGTAAGTTGATGGCTGACCAGTCGGATGTTGAAATGGCTTTGGTTGGGTTAGTGGCGAATGCGCTCTATCCAGACGGCACGGCCAGCCCAAGCGTCATCGGAAATTTATGTAGAGTGTATCGCGGTTCTCCGACTGCACCCTCTCTTGATGCTGATTTGGCTTCGGGAACGCTGCATGTTTCAATTGTCGGCGATGCGCCGGTAACGAATGTAACCCGTTATCCGCGTATCTGGCGGGCCGTGCTGCCGGTGCCTGCTACGCTGATAGTAGAGTTTGCAGGGCAACGTGCGACTTTTACCGGCGCTTGTACACTCGGCCAACTGGCAGGAATTATCTTGAACGGGTCGATATTCCCCTACGCTGTGCAAGCCAATGATACGCCGCCGACGATTGCGAGCAATCTGGCGGCGTTGTTGCGGATTGCTGGATGGCTAGTAGACTATACCGGAACTACAGTAGCGGTGCCGGGTGCGGAGATGTTCTCCGCGAGGGTGGTGAACGGCGCTGGGGCGCTTCAGGAAATCAAGCGGCAGATGCAACGGTTCAGGGTGACTCTTTGGTGCCCAGACCCTTCTAGCCGCGATGCCGCAGCACTGGTTATCGACCAGGCTTTGGCGACATTTCAGTTTATAGCTCTGGCTGATGGCTCCAGCGCGAGAGTGATATTTTCTGGCACCGAAAGCCTAGACACAGCTGCTGATGCAACATTGTACCGACGGGATATTTTTTATAATGCCGAATACCCGACCACCTTGGCGCAAATATCGCCTGCCATGCTTTTCGGCACCGGCAGTTTTCACGCCAATGCCGTTTTTGTCGAAAACCTGAGAGGATAAAGCATGATATTTCACCTGGTGGTGCACGGGGTCTTTGCAGGCTTCAAACGCGGTGACGTGATTACCGAGGCCGTAATAATCGAGAAAATTCTGAGCAGCCCACAGGCGACTTTTGTGATGCGCGTCAGTACAAGGGTATCCTGAGATATGCCGATTTTAAGCCAAGGGGCGATTAATACTACAGCATTAATTGTGCCGGATTTATATGTACAGATTGTACCGCCGCAAACATTGCTACTGAACGGTGTTCCGACGGACACATTAGGTATTGTGGGCTCTGCGGCATGGGGGCCAGTGGGTGAGCCAACTATTATCGGCAATATGAGTGGGTATGCAGCTTCATTTGGGCCGGTAGTTCCGCGGAAGTATGATATGGGTACCCAGGTGGCGACCGCTGTACAGCAAGGTGCGGCCAACTTCCGGTGTGTTCGGGTGACGGATGGTACGGATACCGCAGCCTCTGTCGCTCTGCTGGGTGCGATAAGCTTCACTGCGCTTTATACTGGCAGCCTTGGTAACCAGTTGACGTTTAATTTCTCCGCAGGATCGGCCGCGAATTCATGGCGTCTGGCGGTGGCGTTGCCTGGGCAAAGCCCTGAAGTATTTGATAACGTTATAGGTACAGGTTCTACTTTCTGGAGTAGCCTGGCGAATGCGGTGAATAATGGGAAGGGTGCGTTGCGCGGACCATCGCAGTTGGTAACTGCAAGTCCTCTTTCGGCAAACGCCACACCGATTGCCGGCATTTTCCCTATCTCGGCTGGTTCACCAGGAACTGATGGCGCCGGAACGCTTACGGCAGGGTCGCTGGTGGGTGTAGACACATTGCCGCGCCTAGGCATGTATGCGCTACGTAGCCAGGGCTGTGCTGTTGCATTGTTGGCCGATGCAGATGACGCCATGCAATGGAGCACGCAAGTGGGTTTTGCACTCTCCGAAGCTCTATATATGATCCTTACCGGACCGGCTGGGGACACGATAAGCAACGCCGGCATTACCAAGGCGGCGGCAGGTATCGATACCTATGCCGCCAAAATGATGTTTGGCGATTGGGTGTACTGGTACGATCAGGCCAACGCACTGACACGTCTGGTTTCGCCGCAGGGGTTCGTTGCTGGACGGCTGGCAAATCTTTCGCCAGAGCAATCGTCACTCAATAAGCCACTTTACGGCGTGATTGGTACGCAAAAATCTGGCCAGCCAAATATCGGGACCGCGACTACTTATGCGACTGCCGACCTTTCAACGCTGCTTTCGAGTGGGATTGATGTGATTGCCAATCCGCAGCCAGGCGGCGCTTATTGGGGGGTGCGTGGCGGGCATAATGCATCATCCAACGCGGCTACAAATGGAGACAATTATACCCGGCTCACTAACTACATTGCCAGGACACTTTCTGCCGGCATGGGCGCTTACGTTGGTCAGCTTGTCAATGCCACGCTATTTCAGAATATACGCGCCACGTTATTGGCTTTTCTGAACGCACTACTGGGTCAAGGTCTGCTTGGCAGCACCACCGGTGCGCTACCGTTTGCAGTGGTTTGCGATGTTTCGAATAACCCCAGTACGCGTAGCGGATTGGGCTATGTACAAGCCGACGTGCAGGTACAGTACCAGGCGATCAACGAAAAGTTCATCGTTAACGTTCAGGGCGGTCAGACAGTGCAGGTTAGCACGCAGATCGTGCCGAGCGGGAGCTAAGCCTACTCGAATCGGGGTCCAGGGCATCATGCCCTGGCAGGGGTTTAGGGGGGCGGCGCTCCCTTTTCGTTCAAAAGGAAACTTTGATGCCATATAATACGTTTTCAGTTGGTAATGACTGCCAATTGGTTGTGATGGGTCCTTTTGGACGCGTTGATCTGGCGCATGTGACGGGGTTTGAGGCTAATCAAGTTACACTGGCGGTTCGGGTTGATCGGCTGGATGGGGTGCAACTAGGTGCGGAGTTGCCGAAGGGATGGTCAGGCAATTTTACGTTGGATCGAGGCTCATCGGCTGCGGATGATTTTATTGCGGTGATCGAGCAGGCTTATTTAGCCGGGCAATCGATTAATGCTGGCACGCTTTATCAGTATGTGAACGAACCGGATGGTTCGACGTCGACGTATCAGTTTAGTGGCGCGGTATTTAAGTTGACGTCGGCTGGCGCGTATCGGGGCGATGCTCCGGTGGCGCAGAAACTAGGATTTTACGCGTCTAGCAGGCAGCGCGTATAATGGAACGGATTATAACCGATAAAGCTGGCCGCAATTTGTCACTTCGTACCGTTGGTGTTTTGGAGACTTTGCGACTGTATAAGGCACTTGGCCCGGAACTTTCAATTAATCACGCTTATATAGGGATGGCTATTGTTGTTGCCTCTGTTGCGATTTTGGATGGTGTACCAATGCCCTTTCCGAACAGCGAAGCGAGTATTGAGAATTTGCTGCAGCGCTTGGGCGATGATGGTGCTGCCGCGGTGGCGGCAGCCATCAAACCTGAGACGCTCGATGCGGTGGTTGCCCAAGCGGGAAACTAACCCGGCACCCGGCGCTGACGGATTGCTTGTATCTAGTTATGCGTGGGGTGCCATATGATGTTGCGTTTGGCTTGGATGATGCGGAACGTATGGCGTTTGTGGTGACGTGCGGACGGCTGGATGGACGCGAATTCGAGTGGCGTAAACTTCGGTGGAATGAGCAGCTAGAAGGCTGAGAGCTTGCACCTGGAGTGCTTCCAAAGGCAATTTTTTGGAAATAGCTATTATTTTCACAATTCAATCGTCAAAGAATCCACATCCTACATTTTGGTGGAGACGACCGAGTTAACGAATGTTCCAAACGTTTTCGGGGAAGTTGGCGGTGGAAAAATAAATATTTCTGGGGAACACTCACCCCCCGGATTGGCATTACTACGGGATGGACAAGGGCAACGGTAAAAATTTCGATGCCGGAGTGCTGGTGGCACAAGCAGCTTTATACAAATCAGCCGTGGCCATTAGGAGTGCACACCACGTTTCCATAGCACCGAAGCAAAAGAATGGAAGCGGAGAACAAAGCTCAATCCATACGGCTTCGTATGTTAATACCAGCGCGGCAGAATTGATCGCCTCATACTGCGCGTAGCATCGGAGCAGCGGCGTTGTTGGGCGCCAGCAACGTGGCGGCGCTGGGCGCGTATAGTGTACAGCGAAGCTCATATGTTTCATTAGCCAAAAATTTGGCGATGCCGGGAAGGCCTTCTAGCACCGCGGCAATAGCACTCGCTAAATGCCGGTCGAGTACGGCGGCACAGATCGTAAAAGCGGTCCAGAAAAGTACGGCGGTGCCATGCTTGGCAGTTCTATGCAGAACTTATCATCCTCCGCCATGAGCTGAGCACGGGATTATCCTTTATGATCAAAACCCAATAAAATTGTTGATATTTTCTGCATCTGATGATTCGCTATTCCCGATTCGGGAGGGAAAGATGAGGCGGAACTTATTTTGGCTGTCGGACGAGCAATGGGCGAAGATTGAACCACTTTTACCCACCGATGTGCGCGGAAAGGCCCGCGTTGACGACTGCCGGG